ATAAAAAAATAGGTTTCATTTTAGGTTTATATATATTAAAACAAATTAGATTGGAGATAATTATGTTTATAGAAAAAAATTCAAAGCCCACCGATAAATTAAAGGCTTGGTATTTATTTACCGAAGACTTTATTGCAGGAACTCAAAATTTAACTAATGAAGAAATAGGAGTCTATATAAGATTACTTTGTTTTAATTGGAATAAGCGATGTAGAGGGTTACCAAGTAACAATATGGAGCTTTATAGGATTGCTAATTGTATTACCGAAGATGAGAAACAGGCTTGTAATAAAATAGTTAAAGAATATTTTGTTTATTTAAATGACCATTACCAAAACGAAAGACAACTTCAAGAATATTTATATATTACTAAAAGAATAGATGCTTCTAAGGTAAATGGCAAGAAAGGTGGTAGACCAAAAAAACCTAGCAAAAACCCCCCTACCCCTACCCCTACCCCTACCATTACCAAAACCACTACCAAAACCAAAGTAAGTAAAACTTCTAATTTTAATAAATTTTGGAATAAGATACCCAATAAAGTAAGTAAGGGTATAGCTGAAAAGAATTTTTTAAAACTAGAACTAGAATGGTTAGAGAACCCAGAACATTTAGCTGATATGTATAAAAACTATTATGAATCTATAGAGGATAAACAATTTGCTAAACAGCCTGCCTTTTGGTTATCTGCTAAAAAGTATTTAGATGAACAGCCTAAAAAGAAAAAAGATAATAGCCCTGCTGACCCATATAAAAACAGGGTTAATATGTTTAAGGAAGCTATAGAAGCCAAGAATGGTACAGCATTTATTAGAGGTTATGCTCAAAGGTATCCAAGCGATGTTGAGAGGGCGATAGGTGAGGGGCAGTTCACAAAAGAAGAAGCTAAACAATATTTAGATTTTAGGGGGTAAACATGAAAATAATGTCTATAAATTATTACAAAGAAGAAGAAGAAGCATGTGTAGAATTGTTAGAATCATATGAAGATTTAGATGATGCGGAAAAAATGTCTTGTTTAAACGATGCTATATTTGATTTAACAGTATACAAAGAAGCATTGAAAATTGAAATGGAGGAGTTTAAAAATGACAACAATGAGCTTAATTAAAGGTTACACAACTGTTTTCCAATGTATAGGAGACGCCTATGCTAAAAGGGATAGTCAAAGATTTTATTATGGTTATTTACTTTGTATAAGGGCAAAAACTGATATGAAAGCCTTGCATAAATACTTGTTAAATAGGTATAATTTTAACAGAAACTTATGTTTTAGAATGTTAAAAAAAGCGAGGGCTAAATGAAATATAATAAAATAAGAGATAATTACACAGAATTAAAATTGCTCCATAAAGAAACAAAAGCTCTAAGCAGAGAAGAAAATGCAAGGTTTGAAGATGTTTCAGAAGAACTTGCTGAACTAGATAGAATCGGAAAAGTTCATTATCAGCCTTATACAGAATTTTATCAAAGGTCACAAAACAGCTCTAGCGATTACAGACCAACTCCATCTGGGGTAACTGCTGAAAATCCAAATTATAATTACAGAGGAATTTATGAATATACAAGAAATAGAAATAGATAAATTAATACCCTATCATAAAAACCCTAGAAAAAACCAAGCTATTGAAAAAGTAGCAGATTCAATTAAAGAGTTTGGGTTTCAGCAACCTATAGTCGTTGATAAAAATATGGTTGTTATTGTAGGTCATACTAGGTTATTAGGTGCTAAAAAATTAGGTTTAGAAAAGGCACCGATTGTTATAGCCGATTTAAGCGATGCTAAAGCTAAAGCCTATAGAATAGCCGACAACAGGGTTAACGAAGACTCAGCCTGGGATAATCAGCTATTGCAGGAGGAATTAAATAAACTTTTGGATTTTGATGTAGATTTAAACATCACAGGTTTCACTAATGATGAATTAGATAGTTTATTTAGCAAAGAAGAAATAGAAATTTTTGAGCCTGTTGAAGAAATAAATAATGATGAAAACCATCTTTTAAATGATGTAAAAATGATACAGTTGTTTTATGACCCTGAAAATGAAAAAAAATTTAGAGGTATAATAGAAAAAATAAGGCAAGAACAGAAAATTGACAATATATCAGATGCAGTTTTATATTGTGTTTTAAAAGAAGAAAAAAATTTAAGGTAAATATGAAAACATTAAAATTAAAACCTATTATGTCAGAAAAAGAAGCTGATAGTTATATTGGTAAATTTTTAACAGAAAAAAATATTAAACACTTGATAACAGAAGATACTGAAGTTTTTAAAGAAAATGGTGATTTGCTATGTGTTTTAAAAAAAAATGCAGTTCCAAACGATATTTTGGAAAATGCTAGAGCACCATTTAGGAAATCAGTTAAACCATCTGACAACAGGGGTAATGCTTCTGGTGATATAAGCAAATTATATAAAGTAGGTGATAAAATAAAACATCATACTATAGGTGAAATTAATGGTAATAGATTTAGACCTTTAAATAAAGATGGAAAATTATCTAACACTTGGAGAGCTTTTCCTGTAGATAGTTCTGTGATTGGTTATATGGATAGATATCCAAGAATACCATATTGTAGAACAACAGCCTTTTCTCAATCATATTTTAACGAATACAATTTATGTGTGCCATATATCCAAGCTGTGGATAAAGTTTTTAAAAAATATGCACCAAATAGGTACAAAATACAAAAAGCTATGGCAGATGCTTCATCTCAAGATTTTATAATAAAAGATACAGCTTTTACGACTGTTACAGTGAATAAAAACTTTAGAACAGCAGGTCACAAAGATGCAGGAGATTTAAAAGAGGGTTTTGGTAATTTGGGTGTTATATCTAGAGGTAAATATAAAGGTTTTCAAACAGTTTTGCCTAAATATGGTGTAGGTTTAGATATACAACATGGGGATGTAGCTTTATTTGATGTTCATGAAGTGCATGGTAACACAGAGCCAGAAAAAATAAGTTATTTTGAAAGGATATCCATTGTTTGTTATTATAGGGAAAAAATGATTTATTGTGGCACAAAAGAGTATGAATTAAATAGGGCTAAGACTGAAACCAAAAAAATAGCTTTACCAGAAGAATTAAAAAAAGCCCAAGAAATAAGAAAAAACATATTAATTTAAGAGAGTTGTATGCCTTATTTAATAGCTTTAGGTGGCATTCCTGCTGTTGGTAAAACAACAATCATTAAACAATTTTTTAAAAATTACACAGATTGGAAGATTTTAAAGTTTAAAAAATTATATGGGCATTATAATAAAAATTTAAATCTTGTTATTTTAGGTAAGTATAGTAACAATGTTTTTTCTGGGACAGATAAATTATCAATGGCTGTTCAACCAGATTTTAATGAATTTCTACAAAAAAAAGATATGTGTTATAATATATTATTTGAGGGTGACAGGTTATTTAACTTTAAAACCTTAGAAAAAGTGCAAAAAAATATAAAACTTATTGTTTACATAGTTGAAAGTGATTACACAGAACAAAGGCATTTAGAAAGAAAAGATAAACAAACACATCAATTTATTAAAGGAAGAAAAACTAAAATAGAAAATATAAAAAACTATTTAAATGGAAATTATCAAACATTAATTAACAATAAAAAAGGGGATATAATTAAAAACTATAATATAATTTTAAATAATTTCATTTAAAGTTTAGTTGAATACTTTTACTCAAAGGAAAAAAGAGGATTATGGCAAGACCAAAAAAATATCAAATAGATACAAAACAGTTAACAAATCTAGCAAAATTAGGGTGTACAAATAAAGAAATGGCAGACTTTTTTGGTTGTTCAGCAGATTTATTAGAAAAGAGTTATTCGGAATTTCTGACAAAAGGCAGAGCAGAGCAAAAAATGCGATTAAGACAGCTCCAATGGAGAGCTTGTGAGAATGGTAATGTAAGTATGTTAATATTCTTAGGAAAGAATATGTTAGGTCAACAAGATAGAATAGAAGAGACAGAGTTAGATGAACCATTGCCTTGGACTAGTTAATGCCACTAACGAAACCACAAGCAGAAGTTATCAGTAATGAATCTAGATTTAGAGTTCTTATTACAGGAAGAAGGTTTGGCAAAACATATTTAGCTATTAATGAATTAGCCAAGTTTGCTAGTAAATCAAATCAAAAAGTATGGTACGTTGCACCTACATATAGACAGGCTAAACAAATATGTTGGAATGAGCTTAAAGAGCGATTAATAGACCATAGATGGGTCAAAAATATTAATAATAGTGATTTAACTATAACTTTAAAAAATAACTCTAGGATTACCTTAAGGGGTGCAGATAATGAGCAATCACTTAGGGGTGTTGGCTTAAATTTTATAGTTTTAGATGAGTTTGCAGATATACATAAAGAAGCATGGTATGAAGTATTAAGACCCACACTTTCTGATACAGGTGGTCATGCTTTGTTTTGTGGAAGCCCTAGAGGATTTGGTAACTGGTCATATGAGTTATTTAAACAGGGCGAAAGTAGTGAAGAATGGGCTTCATTTAAATATACCACTTTAGAGGGTGGTCAAGTAAGCGATAAAGAAGTAGAACAGGCAAAACAAGATTTAGATATAAGAACATTTCAACAAGAATATGAAGCTACCTTTGTTAATTATTCTGGAATGATTTATTATAATTTTAATAGACAAAAAAACATAATTGAAAAGTTTGATAGAGAATACCCAGTTTTACATATTGGCTTAGATTTTAACGTAGACCCAATGACTGCTGTTGTTTGTTATATAATTAAAGAAACAATAATAGTTGTTGATGAGATACAAATATATTCATCAAATACCCAAGAAATGTGCGAAGAAATAAGAAATAGATACAAAAACAAACAGATAATAGTTTACCCAGACCCTAGTGCTA